GTGTAGACCTGCTGTCTTTGTCTGAAGATAACTGGAGCAAGAAGCAGCGGGAGACTCCCCGTGAAGTGCAGCCAAGCTATGAGAAGAAAGCTACGTTTACAAAACCTAAAGCCAGCGATGACTTTTCTGGTGACGTGCCCTTCTGATGGCTACTAAAACATCACCCACTCAGCGGTCACTGGCGTACCTGCGTGAGCAGGGTTATCTGGTGGAGATAGTTGAACACTGGAATCCTTTTGCACGTGTGCGTAAAGACCTCTGGGGGTGGTGCGATTTATTATGTTTACGGGGAGAGGAGATACTGGCTGTGCAGGTAACCGCATCTGGTGTCTCCTCCCGTATTAAAAAGATACAAGAAAGTGAGACTGTCTTATGGGTCAGGAAAGCCAACATCAAAATTCATATCCACGGCTGGAGGAAATCAGCCAAGACGGGGAAGTATGTTCTGAGAGTAGAGGACATATCTTAGCTCTCATCAACCTCACCATCAAAGAAATCTGGGACTTGGCTTACAGGTCAGGTTTTGAAGATGGCATGTCATTCATAAGCAAGGACTAATCATGGCAACAAAGAAAGTAATCAAGAAAGCAGAACCAGTTAAGAAGACACGTGCTGCCAAGCGCAAGCACCTGTTTGTTACAACACCTATGTATGGCGGCATGACAACTGGATTCTTTTGTCAGTCGCTAGTACCACTGCCGGGCTTGTTGAAAGAGAAAGACATTGACGTATCTTTCTCATTCATGTTCAACGAAAGCCTCGTGCAGCGTGCCCGTAATGGCCTCGTACACGGGTTTATGCAGAGGAAGGAATGCACTCACCTGATGTTCATTGACGCAGACATTCGCTTTAATCCTGCCGACATTATCAGCATGATGGAAGCAGACAAAGACATTATCTGCGGGATATATCCTAAGAAGGAAATCAACTGGAGAACTGTGGACATGGCTGTAAAGAAAGGCTATCCCCCAGAGCATCTCAAGCATTTCACTGGCAGCATGGTGGTGAACCTTGTTGACTACAAAGGAGAGGTGACTGTGGCTCGGGACAAGCCTATTGAGATATTTGCCGGGGGTACAGGGTTTATGCTGATTAAGCGTAAAGTGTTTGAAAAGTTAAAGCCAGTGGTAGCCAGCTACATCAATGATGTGGGCGACACCTCTGGTCAAATGAAAGCTGACCGCATCTCTGAATTCTTCCCCGTATTTATTGAGAAAGAAACAGAGCGACTCCTCTCTGAGGATTATGCGTTTTGCAAGATTGCCCGTGATAACGGCATCAAGATATACGCAGCCCCGTGGGTGTCGCTAGGACACTTTGGGACATACTTGTTTGAAGGCGGTCTACTGCCAGCGCCTTAACGCTTAGCGGTCTTCGCAGCTCTCTTGAAAGCCTTGGCAGTGGGATAACCTTTCTGCCCGGGTTTTTTTGCTGGCTTACCAGCTTTACGTCTTTTGTTGATGTTGTAGTAAAGACCACGTTTGGCTTTAGGTGTTTTCATCTGCATCCCCATCTCTTTCTTGCTGCTTTCCCTCTTTCGCCTGTCCAGCTCTTACTTCTGGCACAGAATGATTTATGTCTCGGCCCGGACTTCGTTGGGGCTTTTAACTTGCTGCCAGTGGCTTTGTTGTACTTAGCCCTGCCTTTAGCAGTCAGACCACCGCCAGCCCTGACAGATTGCTTCTCACCCCTGCCAACAGAGAGATTAGGCTTCTTTCTAGGCATAGTTTCTAGTCCCCTGTTTGTCAATGATAAGCACTTGCTTGCGTGGTGCAGCGCCAGCCGTATTGGGAATGCTCACGTGCGTCCAGCGGTCAAACTCACGAATAAGCTGGTCGTAAGCTAAGCCAGAGGCCATGATGGTCTTCACTACTTCGTCAGGGGTTAGTTGAGGTATTCGGATGTCCACAGCACAACCAATACGATGCTGGCTAGTATCTTTAGAGCCAACAGCGTCATTGACTTGCTTGCTTCTAAAGCCTGAGTTAACCATAACGGGTCTTCCTCCCAGAGCAGATTTGACTTCTTCAAGGAAGGCTGCGAGTCTTTTGAGGTTTTCCAGTTCCGCATCATTTGGCGTATTATCATATTCACGATGGTCGGTATGCGTTAGCTCATCAAGAGTAAAGTGTTCAGATAAGTTCATCTCTTAACCCTGTCTGCAATCTTCTCCATAGTCCTGCCACCAAAGTAGAAGGACATGACCAGCATACCCCACTGCCCCAGTAGTTCTACGTATGCCCCACGTGTCTCAAAATCAAAGATGGAAGCGATGGCAAAGCCAGAATAGGCCACCAGAAGGAATATAAGCGTCATAGGGCGTATATTTTTGGAAAGCCAACTGTCACTAGCCATGTCAGCTTCAACTCGTCTGGTGACGTTTTCCTGCTCAACCTCAAACAGTTTGGTTTCGTTAGCCATCTTTGCTAACTCACCATCTTGCGCCAGCTTGGTTAACTCCAGCTGCGCCCGAGCTTTTGCCTCTGGGTCTGGAATGAGCTTGTCAATGAGCTTGCCGCCCACCTGTAGTAATGCGTCTAGTCCCATCATTTCTTATCATCCTCATTTGACATTAGTTTGATACCACTCAGGAAGCCAATCATGCCGCCGATAAGTGTAGAAAAAGCGGGTGAAATCATCTTGAAGATTTCTGCGTTGTCCACTTCCTTGGCCCACAATCCAAGGAGAAAGGCTGTGACCATAGCCAAAACGGAAATGCACAGAGTCGTGCTTACCATCAAGGTTACGTACAGTGTCATTCTTTCTTTTGTGTCTGGCATGTCTGGTTTCTTGGTCATACATAAATATCCAACTTGCGATGGGTAAAAATTTCTAACTCCAGCACATTCTTTTGTGCCTTCTTGTTGTACAACTCTACCTCTAACTCGTCTACCTTGTCTTTGGCTTTCTTATACTTTATTGCTGTATCAAGTTCTGCCTGTAAACGCTCAGCCCTGCGGTCAGCTGCATCCAACCTATCTGGGTAACCAGTAGCATCCACCATTGGATACCATTTGTGCAGGGTAATCATTTTTTTTCACGTTTAATCGCTTCTTCATACCCTCGCAAAATTAACGCTCTAGTTTCTGCCGAATCCGCTGTTCCCGCCCATTGTGCCAAATTATTCCAAATAATTACATAGTCGCTTGATTTGCAATACAGCTCATTGTTTTTAAGCCACGCAATCATTTGCTGATGCCGTTCTGACGGATTGTGTATCCTATAACCTATTGCGTATAACTCATATACGCCGCACCTACTTTGAGCAGATACAAGCAACGATGCGGTAAGCAGCGCAATGACAACCCACCGCATCACACATCACAATCCCTCGCCGGGTGTTACATAAACGATTGCTGTACCCGTAGAAACAATAGCAGAAACATACAGCGAAGCTACATTCGTTGATTGTTTGGGCGCAGTAAACACTACAGTCTGGTTGTTGTGCAAGATTGTTCCGTATGCTGGCGTTCCCGCTACAGGGATTACCGCATCATCTGTAGAACCCGTACCCAAACGAATAAACACTTCAGCTGCCGTACCATTGTGAATTCTCACTTGATTGCAAGGACTGTCAGACAAAATGGATACCGTATTAGCCGTGGTTGATACGTTAATACGGGTAGTCTTACCTTGCGCTTGAAAGGCAATGTTGTTCGCCATGATTAACTCTTCTTGCTACCACCAGATGTAGGTGATTGTTTGCGTGTAAAGTAGTCGTTAGGCTCATTGTTCTTGAAGTTCCACACGGGATTAAAGCCACCGGAAGGCAGCTTGCCGGGACTAAACTCACCCCTAGGGCAGAGCTTATCTTCAATCATGCCGGATGAAATACCGGCTACAACTTTAACCGTCTTTACTTTGGGAATGTACTGCATTACTTTTCTCCTTTATGCCTACCGTAAGATAAGCGAAAACCACATAAATTGCTAGTGTCGCCACTCGCTCCCACCCCCCTGCCCACAGTGTGTAGCAAGTCAGGCCACACGAACTCAGCAGAGCCACTATGGTAATTAAGCGGTCTGAGATGACCCCTAACGCTAAACGAATGATTTGGATTGATTCCACGGTTATACCCCCTTAATGTTGGAATAACCATATTATCACTTCTCTTCATCATCGTCTAACCCAAACCCAGAACCCCACTCGTCATCACTCATTTTGAGCTTCAGCTGCTCAAGTTTGAGAGCACGGTCAAGAATCTTAGTCTTGTCTGTCAACGATGCGGTTTCATCCAGCATGGTTGATTTCAGCAAGTCAGAGATTGCTTTCTCTAGGTCTGGGTTAATACCCTTGTCTTTTCTAGCCATTACCGTTTTGTCTTGCGATAGTCTTTGCGAGGCGCTTTAGGAGCTAGCGCACGCTGAGCATCTCTGCTGCCACGTAACTCATTCTCCCCACCTCTGCGGGTATCTCTCTCTTCCAAAGTTTCTTTTCTGTTTTCGCTCATGTTCACTCCTTAAAAACGGGGTTTAGCAGAACCAACACTACCGCTTCTGTTTAGCACATCTGAAGATGATTGTTTGGGCATAGCGGCTTGTCCAGCGCTAACTGCCATACCTCCCACAGGTTGAGCAGTAACACCAATGATGGCATTCTTAACAGCAGTCTGCAGCATGTTTAACTTAGCTGGCTCACCTAGAGCAGAGTTGGCAATAGCTTGTAGCTGGGCTTCCAAACTACTTAGCTGCTCTGGTGTCATTAACTTGGCTTCACGCAAACTGGGCGCTACATCTTCACGAAATGCACGCACAGAACTGACAAGTCCTGACGTTGCTCTGTCTGCCATGATTTGCCGCACAGCTTCTGCCACCGCTTCTTTGCCGCCTTTTGCTGACGCTAGGATAGGGCCAACTTCTTTCCACACGGAAGGTTTGCCAGATAAGAATATCTCCCGCACACGTGCAGCAGGGTTCTTGTCTCCAAGAATAGTCTCTACACGCTTCTGAGCTTCTGCCGTGATAGCGCCAGCTTCTTTCTCGCCAGCAGCCAAAGCCTTTTCTCCCGCACGTAACACGGTAGGCTCACGAGACTCCAGAATCTTGGCAGCAGTTCCCGTCTTGCCGGACACACGTTCAGCACGCTCAAGAGTAGACAAGTAACTACTTACTTTTGATTTAACTTCTGGCAATGACTCTAGCCAATCACCATTCTTGTTCATCCAATCTTTCACGCCTTTTGCGTTCTTGTCACGCAACTGACGAGCAGTAAAGTCGGAGGCGGCTTGTGTGACCAGCGCACGGTCACCACCTGTTAACTCCAGCAAGTCAGCGACAGACTGCTTGGAATTAAAGTAGTCGTTAGGCAATGATGCCGCATCTGTTTTGTATCGGCTAGGGTCAAACCTGTCTGCTGCCGTGGCTTTCTTACCCGCCTGAGACTTGTATTTGTCTAGCAAACGAGAAGCAGCTTCGTAGCCACCTTGCAAGTCATCGTGAGCTTGTCCAGCAAACTTAGATTGAATGTCGCTAATTTTCTTGTAATAAGTTCTAGCAATGTCAGCACCAATAGCGCTGTAACCTTCTACCTCTTTACCAAACGCAACATCACCCAATCGCCTACGCACATCATCTAGCGCCTCAAAGGCAGTAGGGAAAGTTTTGTAAGCTGGGTTACCGTTGGTGTCAATTCCAATCTGCACCTTCTGGTCAGCAACAGCTTCATAAATGTTTCTGTAAGCGCTCTTTACGCCCGGCTCTGTAACCTTTGCCGTAGCTTGTTCTCTAGCCTCTTTGCCAATCAAAAGTTTAGCTTTTAACTCAGTCAGCAATGATTGATACTCTGGCAACTCTTTTACAAACTTGCCAGCAGTTTCTTTTTCTGCAACAGCTGCATCACGAATAGCTTTCTGAGCCTCGTACTGAGCAGACCTTGCTTCTGTCATTTTGCCAAACAACGACATGATTTTCTGGCGTAGCGTGCTGCCAACATCAGAAGCCTCACGCTCTTGACCAATCTGGGCACGTGCTGCTTGTGCTTCGCCAGTAGTTTGCGCACCAATCTCAGTAGTCTTTTTGCCAGCCAAGCGCATCTTCTCTGCTTGTGCTTCTGCTTGTTGCTGAGCTATTGCCGCATCTGATTTACGCAAAGCCGCACGGCCTTCCGCTTCTTTGGTAATGTCAGCAGCACCAGTTTTTAGCGCACCATATAAAGATTCTTGAGCTTGACCGGGTGCGCCAGTTCCACGAAATTCATCCAGCTGCTTTTTAATGTAATCACGCTGAGAGGGAGATAGTTGTGCAGAATCAAGCCCCAAGTCATCTGCCAACAGTTGTACGCCCTTGACAGGCTCAATACCTAGTAGCTTCCGTGAACCATACTTGATGGCCTCAGTGATGGTTTTGATAAAAGCAGGGCCAACAATACCGCCAGCAAGTTCAGCAGCAAACACGGCTGGAGGACGCATCCCACGGGACTCTGCCATTTGTCCGGCAATGTCGCCCGTCATGCCGCCAATGCCGCCGATACCAGCTTCTGTGCCACGCATCCCACGCATTTGTTTGCCAGCCGCTTGGAGGCCATAACCTGCAGCTTTTGTGTACGGGCTAGGAATCATAGAGATACCTTTGCCAGCCAGTTGCGTTAATTCTGGGGCAGCAGCGCCCATGATTGTCCCGCCCAGACCAGCCTCACCAAACTGTTTTAAACGCTCAGTAGGTGTCTTTTCTTTTTTGGGCGGCTCTACATCTGCGGAAGGTGCGGGTGCGCTTACTTCCTCACCGCCAAAACGGGAAGTTGGTATTTGCTCAACAAGTTCACCGCCAAATCTTGCCATTATTTTGCCTTTGGTTTCTTGTACAACTTACCGTCATCTGGGTCAATGTATTCCGCACCCGCTGGCAGCGCATCAAACTCAGCTTGTGATTGTGGCTTGGGATAATCTCCAGACCTGACAAGAGGGTCTCGGCGCTCGGGAATGCCGTATACCCGTGTGTAGACTTCTTCAGGTGTAGCGTAACGCTCCAGCTTTTTCATCAGCATCTCTTTTGTGGCTTTTTGGTCTTCCGTGTATGTGGGAGAGACTTCAATAGCAGCTTTGAGTTTAGCGGATAAGTCAGAGAACTTGTAAGCAGCATTGCCAAGAGTGTCGTTAGGGCCAACAGATAACAAGGTTTCAATCTTGTTGATTGTTCCCGCATCTGGTTTGTAACCACCGTTAAGCACGTAAGCCATCTCAAGCGCAACACCAGACATGGCGGTGTTGTAATTACGTTGCTGCTCTTCAGTAAAGTATTGACCAATCTGACGCTGTACTTCAGAAGGAATGCTGCCTTTGCCGACAACACCACCCAGCGCACCGCCACCAGTTGTCAAACCAATCTGCTCAATCAACTCCATACTACGCAACACTTCATTGCTGGAACGGTAAACAGTATTGGCATAACGCTCATTGGTTGCGCTACGTGAACCAACTTGTTTTAAATTCTTAGCCTCTATTTTTGCTTGAGCAAGACGCTCTGTTTGCGCCATTCTTTCTCTTTGATGGCGCTCACGCTGTGCAGCCTCTTCTTTGCGGGCTTTCTCAGCAAGCTCATCTTGACGGGCTTTTTGCTCCATCTTCAAAGCAGACTCTGCACCCTTCTGAGATTCGTCAACCAGCTTGTAAGCTCCCATTAAGTCGCCTTTGCGAAGCTGAGCTTTCACAATGTCACTGCCAGCTTTGGACGCAGCCAGTTCAGCAGCCGCCATTCCAGCTTCTTTGTTGGTAGAGGCTAACTTAACAGCATCATCCATCTCTTTACGAAACTCTTGATGCTTTTGGAGCATGGTTTTAAAGTTAGCGTCAAACTCATTACGCTCTTGCTTGTACAAATCCATGCGGCCTTTACGGTAGCCTTCCATCATGCCGTTCATAGCGCCCATAGCACGTTGACCAGCCATCTTGCCACCACCGCCCACAACCATGCCAATCACGCTGATGACAGAAAACAAACCAGCTATGTCGTTTGCAGTGTCTTTGGTAGGAATAAAAGCGGGTAAAGGCTCAACTTCTAATTTCTTTTGATAGTCTTCTTTGGCTTGCTTTTCAGCTTTAAATAAATCTTCTTGAGCTTTTTGTTTACCCGTAGCAAGCACTTGTGACTGAGCTTGAGTTGCTTTGGCAATATCACCCTCTGCCCCAGCAATTTGCGGTTGCAGTTCTGCCTTACGTTGCATGTAAGGTTGTTGAATGCCTAATGCAGCTTCAAAGCCAATACGCCCCGCCTTGGGGACTTCTGGTGCTTTGGGTAGTATTGCTAGTTCTTCAGCCATATTAACCTCTTGCTCCCGGTGTCATGCCAGAGGCAATGTACGCCATGTTCTGATAGAACGAGTTGTTAATGCCCTGCACGTACCTGTCAGCTTCCATGCCAGTTTTAATAGCACCAAGAGCAATGTTGTCGCCAATACCGGAGAGCTTGAGGCCGTAATCATATTGCTGTGATAACAGCTGCTGGCGCAGTTGCTCCACTTGCATCTGAGCTTGGGCAACACCCACACCACCTCTACGCTCAACACCCTGCGCTGCTTGTGCTTGTGCGGCTTGCAGAGATTGCATCCCCTGTGGGGTTAACTCACCACGTTGTGCTTGTGCTTGTAACTCTTGGCCTTTTTGCTGATAAGGCGTAGCCAATGTTTGCATTTGCTGTGCGCCAGCCTGACCAGACTTGGCAGCGGCTTTAGCGCCTCTTGCACCCAGCAATCCCATTACTCCAGCAATGCCGAGACGTTTCATTGTGTCTTCACTGATACCGCCTTTAGGAGCTGCTGTAGGCTCTTTGCCAAGCCCTGTTAACTCTTGTTGGGCACGTGCAAGGTCAGCCGCAGATGTTGGGGCTTGCGGTGTTGGCTCTGGAAAGCTAGACAACTGAAAATCTGTTCCAACAGCTCCAGATGTTGTGGGCGGGCCAGCATACGACAAACCTTCTGGCGTAAACGTAGTGATAGCTTCAGAACCGTAATCACCACCACCAGAAAAGTCGCTAGTTCCGGCAGATGGCTGGTAGTCCTCAATAGAACCAACATCATCCTCAAAAAACGGGATGCCAGTTTCAGGCTCTGGTTTACCAGAACCGCCGTGGGCTTTTAAGAGCGCAGCTTCACGTGGGTTGATGTAAGCCAGCATGTGACCCTCTGGGGCTTTTGCTTGTAATAGCTTAGCAAGTTTACGTGCGTCTGCGCCAATGCCAGAGATTGTTTTCAATGATGTTGCCATGTCAAAGTCCTAGAGCGTCTTTAAGACGCAGTGATGCCTCGTTCCAAACGTCTTCTCTGCCCAACCCAAGCTCAGACTCAATTTCACCAGCAGGACGGTAACCTGTCAAGGCTTGCTCAAGAGGGCTTCTTGCAAAACCAGAAATTGTCGGTAGTCTAGGCGTAGCCTTCTTTCCTTTTACTGGAGAGACAGATATGTTAATTGGAGGCACTGGTGGCTCAGGTGGCTCAGGTGGCTCATCAGGCGGCGTAGGCGGCTCTTCTGGTGGCGTGGGCGGCGTGCCCGGAGGAGTGGGCGGTTTTGGTGGCGGCGGCGTTGGTGGGGTCGGCGGTGTAGGCGGCTCTACTGGTGGTGTGTCAGGTGGTGTTGGTTCTGTCGGCTCTGGTGGTACAGGAGGCACAGGAGGTACAACCGGAACAACGGGCACAGTAGGCGTAATCGGTGTTCTTGGCGTTACGGGGGTAACTGGCGACAACGGCGATACAGTTCTTGGTGTTACGGCTGGCTCTACAAGTGGGCCTACAGCTGGGCCTACAGCTGGGCCAACAAGCGGGTTGACAGCAGGAGTGGTGCTGGGTGTCGTGCTAGGCGTGGTGCTTGGAACGGTACTTGGCGTAGTGGACGGAACAATGGACGGAGTAGTATCTGGTGTGGTACTTGGAGTGGTAGACGGTGTGGTGGACGGAACAGTGCTAGGTACGGTAGATGGCACGGCATTTGGGTCGGGCACAATAACTGGCGTTGTACTTGGAACAACAGGGGTTGTATCTGGTGCGGCTGGCGTTACTGGATTAACTTCTGGCCCGGTAGGTATTGGTGGAGTTACGGGCGTAACAGGCGTCACCACATTTGTATCGGGATTAACAGTTACAGAGTCTCCGGGGCGAACAACGGTATCTGGGCTTGTTGTTGCATTTGTTACCACGCCAGAATTGTCAATAACTAAAACCTTGCTTGTTACGGGGTCAACAGACACAACAATATTTGTTGGGGTTGTTGGGGTTGTTGGGGCTTCTGGAGTTTCTCTTTTACCCGTAACAACTAATTCGCCCAAATCTGTAGTTGGCGCAACGTAATCTGTTCCCGTAACCTTCTTGTATTCCTCTAAAAGTGGAGTATATGTTGGGTCTTTTGCAAGCTCAGCCTCAATCAAAGACTTGTAAACAACATTAAGTTGCGGAGAACCAAACCCGTAAGAGTTGGTGTATTCGCTAAACTTTTGACGCAGCTCAGGATTGTTCTTTAGCGCTTCTACAAACCGTGGGTCATTGGCGGCAAAAGGCAAGCCTAAACGTGCAGTTGCGCCGCCACCAGCGTCTGATACCGTAGATGGCAGTGCTTGCGCTGTTTGCGAGCCTTGTGTTGCAGACGTTAATAGCTGGCGCTGCTCATCAGTTAAGTCGGCATTTTTAATTGCATCAATTAAGTCCGACCTAGCGGTCAATGTAGACGGAGGCGTAAACGTGTCAGTAACGGTGGAATCTGCGATTTTTTCTGGGGGCGGGGGAGTCGTTTTCTTTACAGACTCTGAACCTGCCACCCCAGCAGCAGCAGTAGCCGCAGTAAGTGGGTCACCAGTAGCAAGCAATGTGCCCGCACCTTGACCAATAACACTACTTCCAGTTGCCTCTCCAATGACTGTTCCTGTCGCTGCAGACACCGCATTTGTCAAAATATCCGTGCCAGAACCGCCTTTTGAAACGGTATTTACGACCGAATTTGTGACGTTTTTAATGACATTTTGGGTTGCTGGGTCACTAGAAATGCCGTCAATAAAGGTTTTTGCATCTGCAGAACCCGTTACGCTACCAGTTAACAGGCTAGTTCCCGCACTGAGTATGGCTTTTTCAGGGTCTACGCCTTGAGCAATAGAAACAGCTGTGTGAGCAATCGCAGTACCAACAGCCGTAGAAACATTTAATGCAGTGGCAATTTCAGCTCCAATAACAGGAACAAAATATGCAACCGCTATACCAGCAACGGGATTTGACAGAATATCTTTTACCGCCCCACCTAAAGATGTATCTACTTTTTCTTGCGTACCAGTACGTTCTAAGTCTCCAGTAGGTGTGTATTGCTTGTAATCACCACCAGCCTTGTTTTCGGATTCTTTGTAAGTAATAACATTTTCTATTGCGCCTACCTGCTGGTCTTCGCCAGAACCAGTAACTGTGTTAACAGCTTGGACATAAGTATCACCAAGCAATACGGCTTCATTAGGAGGCAAAGTTGCGGCTACACGAGACGCAATTTCACCCTCAGATGTTCCTGTGATTTTAGATAATTGCTCAGGGTTTACGCCACCGACTCTCATTGCTGCAGCAATATCTGCATCTGTAGCGCTTGGATTAGCTTTTAGCCAATCTAGAACTTCTTGGTCACTTGCCATGATTACACCTTTAACGCTGCTGCAATTTGTTGATGAATAGATTGATGCACACCAATCCAGTCGTAAAAGTCATCTTCTACTTGCCAATCTGCATCTAACAGCTGAAACGGATTGTCCAAATTTAAAAGGCTTGCCAAACGCTGATGCTCTTGATTGTGAACAAAAAGCCAATCATCAAGGTTAGCAGGGTCAGCATCTGTAATTGGGTACTTGGGGACAAGTATTCCTTGGTCAGCAAGTATCTCGTAGAACAACTGGTGCTGCACACCATTCTCAAAAAGCATCTCTCCTAACCCATCACGGTCACCAAACTGCACGTAGGAGAGGCTTTCCATGTTCATGGTTAGACAGCGTAGTAGGGTACTTTGACAACAACCCCGTTGAGGTTGACTTGAATGTAGCCAGCAGGTACTAGAGGCAAACTTGCAGTGGCAAACGTAGCGGCTGCGCTGGTTGTGCTTGTCAGGTTTGTAACTTGGACGTTGACACTACCGCTGGGTATCGTGACGTTGTTAAGCGTTAAGTTACCGACAGCCGCTGTTGTGCTGCCTAGCGTAATTGCTGTGTTACCTAATGTCGCACTGCTGTTTGTAAGGTAACTGTTAGGAAAGGTTGCGGCAACAGAAGTGATGTTTGCACTGGCAAACGACACGCTGTTAATTGTCCCGCCCGTAATTGTGACGTTACCGCTGGTTAGGTTTGCAGTAACGCTACCCCCCGTAATAGCTACCGCATTAGCATTTTGCGTAGCCATCGTTCCCAAGCCAGTAACATTACCGGAAGGAACAGAAGTAAGAGAGATGGTGACATTGCTGGTAAGCGCACCACCACCGCTGAGTAGCCCTCCAGCAAGCACGTTGACGGTGTTGGGTACTGCTCCCGTGACATTGGCTACTGGGATGGTTGTGGCGGCTGTAGCAGGGCTTGTATTGTTGGCATACATGTAGCCTGTCAGACCTGTGACGGTCAGGCTTGTCACAATGCTGGTATCACCACCATCTGTCTTTTGCCAGATAGAGCCGTTAAACACCGCCATATCACCCACACCCCACAGCGTAGTGCCGTTGAGGTTGGTGCTGCCAGCTACGGAAACTACGTAGTAATCACCTTTAGTTCCAACACTCGACACCAGCGTAGGCGTGTTCGTGCTTGCATCCCAAGTACCTTTGTAATTGAGCGCACCTATTGCATTTGTGATGGAACTGACGGTCTTTAACATACGTTATGAGCCATCTCCGGGGGTCAGGTACACCACTGCCGTACTAGAGGCTGTGATGCCCGTAAAGTAGGCGTTAGCGTTAAATGTCAGTATCTCGTCAGTACCAGCCAGTAACGGAATGGTAGAGCTTGTAGAGGTAATGACGGTAGCGTTAGAAGTGGACGCAGCAGCCGTGTTACCAACACCCATAAACACAGTGACAGTGCCGCTGTTAAGTATGCGGTATTGGTTACCGCCTAGTGTTGTAGATACGGCTTGCACAGGCGTGGGTGCGGTAGTGTTTGCCGTAAACATGACGGTGTTACCCGTAGGCGTAAATGCTTGCGTTCCCATATTATTCCTCTGCTGGCGCTTCTTTAGGAAGCTGCGCTTGTGCTTGCTCTTGTACTTTTACGATAAGAGGCCACGCACCTGACTTGGAGGGGAGTTCTCCCAACACGTTCAGAATGAATTGCACTTCGTTAGATTCAAGATTTAAGTTCATAGTATTACCCTCTTTAGTTAATTAAACTGTCCACGGAGTTCCGGTAGCCACGACAGGATTCTTTAACAACTCAATCTGAGCCGCCAAAGATGTCTCTGTAGCCGTCTTGTCCACTCCGTTAGCCCAGCACCAATCAAGCACTTCTTGCTCGGTAACGCTTGCGTAGGGAATAGATGGTGTTGCCAAGGCGAAACTGCAAGTTGAATACACAGATGCTGTGTAGTCTCCATCAACTGCGGTTGCGGTCCAATGAGCGGTGGTGATGAAACCGTCAGCGACCAAGTAGTCAGTTTGAGTAATTGTCCAAGTTGTTGTCGTAGTCATAATTTATCCTTTAGTAATATATTGAAGAAGTGCAATTACATAGCCCAAGGTAAAGCACACAAGGGGATGACAGATAACTTTTTGGAAGTATGTTTTCATGTCAGTCCTTAAAGATTAGCGGCAGAAAGACGCTGACGTAGTGATTCAATCATTGCTTGTTGTTCTTGGATTGCTTTGACCAAAGTTGGAATCAATGTTTCATGGTTGATGTTCTTGTACTCAATACCATCTGCACCAGCTTTTGATACTCCAACACATTCTGGAAATACAGTTTCAAACTCTTGGGCAATGAAACCAGCAACATTTTTCTTGTCTTGACCTTTGCCTTCTTTCCAATCAAAGCGTCTTGGCTTTAGTGCCATGATTGCATCAAGACCAGTATCAATATCACGCACATTTTCTTTGAGGCGTTGGTCAGAAATAGCTGAAATTACAATTGAAGTGGCGAAAATAGTACCGCCCATGCCTACATAGAAACGATATGCGCTTGCACCAGTTGAATACAAATCGTATGCCGTATTTCCATTTGTAGACCCAGATTGACACGATGCAATTATCCCATCTGCATATAAACCAGACCCAACAGTAGTGTTTGCTGTTGTTGTTCTTCCCACCAGCAAGTTACCGCTAGAGTCGAGGGTTGCTTGAGCCGTGCCACCATAAGCCCAAATAAAACCTCGATAAGGAGATGCTTGGGATGAGTTGCTTGTAAAATAGCCTGTGGAAGAATTGCGACCAAAATCGTAGTATTCAGAACCATCGCCTGTTATGCGTAACTGATAACCTGATGCTGGTGCGCCAATAGTTCCATTGCCAATTACCACATTGCCATTAACTTGCAATTTAGTGTTAGGCAAACTTGTACCAATACCCAACCCTGTTGTGGTGAGGCGAGCGCCTTCTGTACCTGATGTTGAAGTAAATAAAAATAAACTATTTCCATTTGAAGCAACACCAGCACCAGCAGAACTACTACTATTTTTAATCACTATATATGCTGTGCCACCTGCACTCTCAGCTAATATTGGTGTATCACTTGAAGTGTAGACTGTCAGTTTTGAAGCTGGTGAGGCAGTTCCCACACCTAAATTAGTCCCATCAAAAACTAGCCCAGACCCAGTAGCCAACACACTAGAACTCGATGCGTAAACCACAGCGTTGGCAGTGAATGAGGAAAGCCCTGTGCCACCGCTAGATGTGCCTATAGCTGTTGTTGCCGTTAATGTAGTAAATGCACCTGCAGCTGGAGCAGTGCCACCAATAGCAGGAGGGCTTGCAAGGTAAGTAGAAAAACCTGTACCGCTGACAGTAGAAGACGCCGCCAGTGTTGTGAATGAACCTGTGCTGGGTGTAGTTGCGCCTACCGTGCCGTTATGTGGGCCTGACAATCCTGCAGCTGTTAACGTAGTGCCGTTAAATGTCAGGTTAGCAGAACCCGCAAAAGCGCCAGCATTGTTGTACTGAACTTGCGTGGTAGAGCCAGCCGCAGACACAGATGCTGCGCTGATGGTAGCGCTTGACCATGTAGTGCCGTTACTTGTCAGCACATTACCAGATGTTCCGGGAGCTACTACCGCTACATTGCTTGTGCCGTTGCCCAGAATGACGTTGTTGGCAGGGATAGTGATTAAACCTGTACCGCCTTGCGCAGGGGTAATGGCAGTAGAAACACTGGATATGGTTACGTTTGTGAGGGACACATTACCAAAGGATGTGGTTGTGTTGCCCAGATAAACGGTGGTATTGCCCAGCGTGATGCCAGTAGCAAAGTTGCTATCCAGTTGGGATAGGGGAATGCTGCTTGTAGCAGAGCCAAATGTATACGGTACAGCCATCTTAGAACCTCACTCTTAATTCGTGTTCCATCTCGAACGTGTTGTAAACAAATGCAGGACTACTAGAAGTTAGGGTTAATCCTAAATACTTTCCGTATTGTTGTGCATCTGACTTGTAAAGGAAATACCCTTGAGAATACAGCCACGGTATGACCTGACTGCTACTGTTAACCCAAGAAATTGTCGCCCCTACATTATTGACCCACAGGGTTTCATTGGTCAATGCGTAAGCAGGGCTAGAGCCTTGCTCGCTATCTACCGTCACAGTCAAAGAAGCGCCTGCAGTTAACGTAGCTTCAATGCCAAATTTTAAGGCTTGCTTGGTACGGATAGGGTCTCCCAGCGGCATGAGGGCTGTTCTGATAAGACTGTTAACCGCAGCGGTAGAGCTGGCATATAACTTGTACAGTGCTTTATCGTCTACGCCATACAAGGAAATAAGGCCACCTACAGGCACAGACGTTACGTAGTCCAAACTTCCCTGACTTGTGACAAACCACTTCTTGTCAAAGAACACGCACTGAATTTGTCTGGGCGTATTGTTATTGGTGGGGTCGTTGTAGGTAAAGTTAAAGGCAGCGCAGAGGATGTTGTTGAGCAACACCTGACCGCCCGTCACTGGCAGGGTAAAGTCTATGTACGGGAAGATGCCATCCAGCTGGTCAGAAATCTTGCTGGTAGTAGAACCCACTAGGGCATACATACCGTAGTCGTTCATAAACAGAACAGAGCGAAAATAAGGAAAAACCCCGTACAAGCGTTTAGTGCCCACAGAAGCGCTGACGTTGGTATTGGTAAACAAGGTCTGACCCGTGCTAGACACCCTTAAATCGGAGAAGACGTTAATGCTGTCATCTCCAAAGATGTACAGAAAGTTGTTGGCAGACAGTAAACCTTGTATGTTGCCGTGCAGTGTGGAATCAGTCAGGGTAAAAGACCCCGCTGAAACGCTTGTAAAGTCGCTATAAGACCCCGCAGCGCTGTAGTAGATAGTACGCCCTGCCGCAACCCACGCACGGCCTGAAAAGGTGGCTACATCTATGATGGTGTCGCTGTTAAGAACTACTGTTCCTACCGCACCTGTGCCAGAACCAGATGAGAAGCTGACAGTAGGCGCTGCCGTGTAGCCAGAACCTACGTTGGTCATAATCACACCGACAACCGCACCGCCACTTACAACAGCAGTACCCGCAGCGCCAGAACCGCCAGAGCCTCCAGCAAAGCTTACTGAAAATGAGCCACTAGCTCCGTATCCTGTGCCGCCGTTGGTGACCAAAACGGCAAGTGTGCCCGTTTTGAAAGTGTTGTAGGACGCAATGGCAGTGGCAGTTGTACCGCTAGGCGGAGCAGAGATGGTAATTGTGGGCTGAGCTGTGTAGCCCGTACCTGCGTTTGTAAGGATGACACTGTTAACTTGCCCCGTATTTAGCACGGCAGTGGCAGCTGCAGCGCCAGAAGAGAAGGTTACGCTGGGTGCAGTTGTGTAGCCAGAGCCGGGATTGGTAATAGAAACAGCAACAACAAGACCGCCAGATATGGTTGCCACCGCTTCCGCTTGTGTGCCGCCAGTGACATTGGGAGCGCCTAAAGTGACACCCGGAACAGCTGTGTAAGCAGAGCCGCCAGAAGTGACGTTGATGCTTGCAACGCTGCCAGCACCCGTTGTGATGGTTGTCACCGCCGTAGCTTGTACGCCGTTAGCATCGTTAGGGGCGCTGATGGTAACGCTGGGCGCAGACAAATATCCGTTGCCGGGGTTTGTGATACCAATAACGCCGACAGAGCCAATGGTGACTACGTTGTTGCCATCCCAAGATGACACGCCCTTACTGGGGTCACCGATAATGATGCGCTCGTTTTTGTACTGAGCAACAGTAACCCCAGTGTTGGAAAACGTGCCTGTAACGGCAACATTTGCCTTTGTAGCAGAGTCAACTTTAAAATACTCAGCTCTGCCGTTGTCTTCAAAGCCAACAACATAGTCGCTAAGTCCTATGTTTGCAGAGACAAAAGTAGTAACTGTGTTGGCAAAAGTAACAGCAGTGTTGCCAGAATCTTTGACCGTAGATTGAGATGGAACAATTTTGATGTTGCCAAAGCCAATAGGCATGGCGTTCTCAATCCATGCGAATTCTTCTTCCTTGATGGCTGTTCTGTTCGCTTTGGTGTTTAGGCCAGCAAAGTTCTTGATAACAGCATAGGACTTTTTTTGCTCTGCTGCTGCCATAGTTAGAAGGATGAGTAGGGGTCAGGAATCCGGCGTGTATAGGTCGAGTTCAGAACCGCCTGTACATGCTTGGCATATTCTTGCTTGTAGATTTCAGCTTCACCATAGCTCTGCTCTTTGTACTTGGCTTTGTAAGCGGCATAAAAAGCTACGGGTGTGCTGTACGGGTCAACAATGCTGTCTACAGTAGACGGACTATTAAGACTGAGCGCAGTCGGCAAAATGACTGTATCTACTTCTATGGAATAAGATTGGTCAGGCACGGGCGCTATGTACAGCTGGCCTTGTCCGTATGAAGAGAAACAAATAGGTCTGCCTACGTAGTTTTGCCAATAACGCAGCTGAGCATTAAAGTTTGTCCACGGCAAGTAACGTAGCGGAATACGGCTGTTACCCCAATACAGGGTGACGTTGAGCACATCCAGCGTTTGTATGCCGTTAGGCAGGGCAGCAAGGCTGATAATCTCGCAGTTGCTAGAGTATTGCAGTGTGGCTGTGCCGTTGGTAAATACTGTAGTTGGAGGAAATGCGTAACCAGAAGAGGGGTACGGCGCTGCGTCCGTGTTTAGTGTGCCACTGGTAATGACTTGGTAGATAAACACATTTGAGAAAATGAATTGACCAGCGGTGACAACAAGTCCGTTAGACCACGGTATCGCCACAACTCCCGTACTAGAGAGTGGTGTGTTTGTAACTTGAAGAGTGCGCAGGCATCCAGTATCCCTTACTACTCGTTCACGGGCTTCGTTAATGTAGTCCGTTAATTCCGAGGTAGACCAGAAGACAGCGTTTGCATCATGCAAGAGTCGCTGAACTTCCGTAAGATAGGAAGATAGAGTCGCCATTGAGCATCCATTTTAAGCTGCCCTTTGGATGACTTTTCGCTCAACATGTTTTTCAACATGAAGAGCTACTACGCCAACCGCCGAGGGTAACGAGCGATTCTGTTGAGGAGGTTGTTCAGAGATTTTAAACTCTTGCAACTTCTCATAACCTTTTTCAATTTCTGCAAAAGACCGTACCCAGCCCAAGCGGGAAAGATACGGTTCTTTGTTGGGGTGCATGTAACCAAAAATATGCTTTGCTGCCTCTAACGGTATTTCTACCGTTGTATCTTTAGGAAAGTCATAAAAGATTCCACTACACCCATCTCTGAGTTTAGTGTCGCCAGTATTAGTTACATAAATTACCGTACTCATAACGTCACAACGTCACCGTAAACCGTGATTTCAACAGAGTTGTTGGCTGCAGCCGCTGTTCCAACATACACATACAAGGAATTACTATAAATCGTAGTTGTTGCCGTTGTCGCCAAAGGCAGGTCTTGAAATTTAGTAGAACCTGTAACGGTAGTTAGAGCAGCAGCATTGGTTACCGCATTGCTTGTATTCCCATCACTGCTGGTGAGAATAGTTACATTTGCGAGAGCAACGCTGCCACTGGCTTGACAAACGGTTACACGGCGAACAATGAATGACGTATTGTTACTTTGAGCAAGTGTTGCTACTGCGTTACCTGTAGCGCCCAAGTAAATTGGAGCTTTAGGAGAGCAGACAGCAAAACTGCCAAAGTTGTCAGGGTACAAAGCCCCTACATGATTCGCATTCATGGTGTGTCCCTATTAAGAGTTGTAAGTACCAGTAGCGTTTTGACCGCCATTGGTTGCGTACAACGTGATAGTAGGTGTTCCAGCCAACACGTTGGCACGGAAGTTTACGCCATCAGAAATAATCACACCGCTAGTATTATTAGCCAACGAAACCACCCATGTTGGGGAGGAAATGTTGTTGGATGTATTCATCTCGATTGTGACGTTTGCTGTTGCCAGCATTTGATACCAACCAGCAGGGATAACTGCAGTGGCATTACCGAGGGCTTGCGTTTGGATATACGCACCAGCGGTGTTAGTGGCGGCATTCGCCAGTAGGATTTTATTTGCTGCTAATGACATGATTTAACTCCTTACAGTGAGAGGTAGTTGTAACCCGTCACCTTGGACATTGCTTTAGGTTTGACGTTTACCAATTCGGCAATCATCAAAACTGCACCAACGTAACCAATTTGCCAGTTAGGAAGTGTGGACTCAAAGCCCGTAAACACAAACGAACCTTGCTCGTGGATGTACAGAGACAAGTAGTTAGTGTTCAGGAAGTACACAGTACCTTCTGGGCAGTACGGGTCTGGATAAATTGGCACACCAGCAACCATCAAAGCACGGAATGCAGCTTGAGGGCCATTAGGGTCAGAATCAAAACCAGAGCCGGGGGTGATGACATATTGCTCTTGACCTACGAAGTCTTGAGCCAACAATGTCCATGTACCAAATCCGCAAACACCGAATGAAGGCATTTCAGCACCGTTTTTAACAGTACCAGAAATGTATTGCAGGATGTTTTGACGAGTTGGGTTCACACCGCCAGCAGCATATTGCTTGGACTTCCACCATGTGTAGGTGCTACGGTTGATGTTACCGTAGGTAGCCAAGGTTGTGCCATCGTCAATAGCACCGGGCAAACCGATGAACTGTTGAGTATTGGTTGTGTTGTTGTACAAAGCGGTAGCCATTGCATCCATCATCACATTGGTTGCATCGTTCATACGAGCTTCAATCAACGGAATAATAGCTGCATCTTGCTGAACTGCGCCTTCCATACCGAGGAACGGTACGGGAGAAATCATCAGTTTCAGGTCAAATTCAGCGTTGTAAGCACCTTGCTGGACTGACGGCTGAGCGAACGAGCCGCTGTAGTCAGACCATTGAGCGTTTACAAACTGTGCGCCTTGGACAGGAACGGTTACAGAAGAAACACCGCCGCTGGCTTGTTGACTGTTTGCAATCAATGCCGCCATTAAAGGTGTCGAATTGTATAGCTGGACAACCAGCTTGGGTATAAAGGCTCTACGTGTTACGTAAGTCAGTTCATTAAACTGAGATGACCCCGTAGCTGGTAGTATGCCGCCGCCAATAGCCATAAGGCCTCCTTACGAACGTATTAAAAAGAGAACTTTCGCTCTCACCATTACCCTCTTACAACCCAATAGGGCGTTGCGGTTTACGCAAATCCCTGAGTGCATTTGCAGCTTCATCACGTGCAGCATTGACCGGGTTCTTCCAATACTTGTTCAGGTCAAATTGTTTGACTGGTGAAGGGTTGTATCCTGAAGAAGTGGGCACTGCTGCCTGTTTCATCCACTGGTGAAACTCTGCTGCTGTCTCGTGGTTAGTGATACCACGCTCCAGCATAATTTTTTCAACGTCTTTTACTTCATCTTCTGAAGCAATCAGACCTTTTTTCATCAAAGATTGTCTGCGTTTCTGCAGCTCTTCAACGGCATCCCGTTCACGCAACTTAGCTTCAAGCGCTTGCACTCGTTGCTCAGACTTGTTGACTGCATTGTGCGTGTAGTCCTCCATGTCCAGTTCTGGAATAGGCAGGTCAGGCTTGACCTTTTTAGTCATGCGTAGGAAGTCTTTACGTGTTGCAGGATTATCTGCAAGCTGCTGCGCTAACGCTGCAAGCTCATCACGTGCTTCATAAGATACGTTTTCTAGTGACATAGTATTACCCTCTTATCTGTATTAGATAACTTTTTTACCGTCACCGGGCTTTTGAACAGCCATACCTGTTTTGCCAACTTTATTGGGGGCAGACAAGCCGCCCAGCTGGGAATAACGAGGTGTGTTTGTAATCACGCCATTCTGCTGATTGTTGTCAGTAGGACGGCGGGGTGATGCTGCGCCACGGGGTTTAAACAAATCCATGATAGTTCCTTACATTGGGGAAGGTTGTGGCATACCACCTGCAGGAGGCATGCCGGGAATCGGCGCTTGAGCCACAGCTCTTCCTTCAGGCGATGCGCCACCAGCTTGAGGAAGTGTTTGCAACATCTGTAAAATTTCAGATTGCTGTAATTCGTTTGTTTTGTTTTTGCGCTGACCAAGAATGCCGTTGAGGACACGAATAGCGTTTAATGCTTTCTGTCCTTCTTCTGATTCTGAGCCTAATGCAGGAAGAGATTGTTCCAACAAGTCCATCGCCATGCCTAAGTTAATCATGGCAGCTTCTTTTGACCCCATCTTGGGTTCAGGCGTAGACATTGGGGAGGCCATTGGAGGAGTTTCTGCATCTGACATTCCTTCGCCACCGGGTGTTGCAGCACCGGGCATAGATAAACCAGAAGGATTGCCACCACCGCCTGAGCGAGGGCCACGCATTAACTCCATCAATTTATCTTCAGGAACAGCCATAAAAACTCCTTATGCGCCGTTTGTAACCATTTACAAACAGCTTGTCAACAAGTGAAGGGCATTTTAATTCAGCCCCTCAAAGAATTTTAACGGTCAAACCGCAATTAAACAGGGTTACCCCCATTTAATTACTTGCGGCTCTTACGACCTTTACGAGCTTTACGCATAGTCTTCTCCAAAGTTGAAGGCAGCGACCTTTTCAGTAGG